TTTTTGGTCAATGATTTCTTCTGGTTTAGTAGCTTCGTCCAGTTGCTGGGCCAGGTCTGCGATTTCAGACTGCAGACCTGCGATGGTCTGCTGTGCCTCAGTTAGTTGCACAGCGAGCAAGTTCTTCGTTGTCATCTCCTCTGACAGTTTTGCCACGAGGTCGTTATTAGTCAAACGTAGCGCTTGGTTGATTTGTTCTTGGTTCATTTTAAATATTTCCTTCCTAAACTTTGGCCGGCAGAGTATAGCTATAACTCCTCTCTGTCGATTTATTGTTGTGTAATAGCTGTAAGTTGTCGATGATCAAATTTATGGTATCTCTCATGCTCGAGTATGTCGTAGCGTTTTTCCACAACCACAAATCCCCAACTTTTATCTTGGACGAAGCGCGGTGATTAGCATTAAATGCATCGATGTCTAATTTCCCAGGCAAGGTATTGATATTCCATCCATCCGCTGCTTCAAACGCTGAGCTTGCCAATCTGACCGTATCTCCAACCACGTCGATTTGGTCAATATTTGGACCGTTCCAAGCCCTAATTCCGACAAATCCGCCATCATTCGAGGACTCGGAATTCCAACGGTTGGAGCCTATTACGGTCACTCCAGCATTTCCTTTTCCAGTAACCGTACCAGTTGCGAACTTGACAAACTGGGTAGGATAGCCGTTTAAAACACGCTTGAGAGCTGCTTGGTCCGTATAGTACAAGATTTGACCAGCGTTTAGATTGACTTCCATAGCTTTGTTGGTCGCGGTCAAAATTCCACCTGAAATCTTACTTGCCGACAATGTGACAGCTTGAACCTGAGTGGTAAAAACTGACTTGGCAAAAAGTTGTTTCAAGTAGGCATCATTGGCTATCAACTTGTCAAAAAATGCCTGGTCTACCTTCAGCTTGTCAGCCGTGATTGCTTGAGAGCCGATGACAGTTGCATTTAATTTGGCAAAAGTACCATCTGCGACAAAAAGTGTTTCAAACTTACCGTCGATCGCTTGAATCTCATCAGCCAAGGTCTTCCCCTTCAAACGTATTTTAGCCGCTTCAAGCAAGAATAAATCAGATGATAGGTTGGCTTGTGACAAGATATCACCAGAACTATTCAGATTCTTAACAGCATAAGACCCTGCTAACGTGCTGACCTGCGTCTTAAGCCCATTAGTGCCAGACACCTCTGTGACTAGTCCTTTAGCCGTCTCAATCGCTTGATAAATGTCACCACCGCTTGAAATAGACAGCTCAAATTTGTTTGCAGATTGGATTGCTTGCGATATGCTATCGCCATTGCCAATAAGCCGCTTATGAGCGTCTACGGTGTCTTTAACAGCATTAAACAATACTGTTGTTGGGAATGGCGCAATGTAAGGAGTCGCAACAATCCCTTCCTCAAGCTTAATATTTCGAATTCTAAATTTTTTACCAGTTTCTGAGGAATTACACACAAAATTGATGTAACTATAGATATTAGCAGGTCTATTTAATACGACTGTATAACGCTTCGGTGTTTTGTTGATACATGTAGACTGGTCTGGACTGCCAAAGTCCGTCTCAAGATAGGCAGTATTTGCGACTGTATCCACTAGGTAAGCCTCATAGCTCAACACATATTGTTTTTCTGATGGCTTTATATTATCCGAATAAAGCCAATGGAAGCCAGACCACCTATTTTTAATCGTAACCTCAATCCAACCATCATCAGATTGTACAAAGCTAGTACCTCCAGTTGCTCTTAAATCACTAAAAACAACATCAAAAAGATTTTGATTGACTTCCGTCGGTATCAGACCTCTTGTTTCTGTAATCTGACGCTCAAAGCTACCAGCTGTCTCTTTCACAAGATTTTGTACGGTCGTAGATAGCGCATAAGGTTGCAGTGCACTACTAGTGATATACCCACGACCTGTGATGTTATTATCAACATCACTCTTAGTCTGATACCCTTTATCTGTGATTGCTTTATCGACTTGTGTACTTGTCAGACGTTTGCTAATCTCTTGTGCATTTTGAGTGATTTTGGCACTTGCAGTGTTGATTTCCCCATCAAGCGTCTGTGTACTTGAGGTCAATTCTTCCAACTTCCCATCAACTGTATTTTGATAAGTCGCTAGATTTTGCTTGGTATTATCTGCGGTAGACTTAATCTCGTTGAGTTTTAGAGTTGTTCCTCTGACATTTTCGTCGTAGGTAGACTTGGCAACGTAGTTATCTGATATTGTAGTGCGTTCAGCCGTTATCTGCCTTGCAGTCTCATCTCGACTAGCTGTAAAATACTGACTAGCTCGTGTGCCTTCCGCATTCTTATAGATTTCTAAACTCTCCAGCCTTGTCTTGATTGCAGTCGCTGTCTGCTGAGCGTAGGTCTTAGCCTCGACAGCCTTGCCATCTGCCAATTGGATTTGACGGGATAACTCTGCACTGGATTCCTCAGCAGAGCGCTTGTAGGTTGCGATTTCTGAACGGAGGTCTTCTGGCGAAGCTTGCCAGCCTAAATCAATATCCCCACGTCTAAGTGACACTTTTTCAAATTCCACTTCCCCAGTGAAATCTCTTGCATAGATATAGAAATCAAGAGACTTTATCTGGTTTCGAGGTACGTTTATCCTAAAGGTAGTCGCAAACTGCACAATTCCTCTATTATTGACCGCATCTAAACGATTGGCTGTCAAATATGTTCCACCAAACTGCGTATTTCGGCTGTCGTTCTTTCTGCCATCTATATAAAGCGCAAAAAATGGATTTCTACCAGCCACATAATTAGTGACCTTAACTGAGATTGATGCTATGTATACTTGGCTAACATCGTCATTAGCTATCTGAGACTTGATACTTTGGTAAATGTACTTGGTTTTATTAAGTTCTCCTATAATTCTCGCTTTACCATCAACTATAGTCACTCCAGTTCCTTGCCATTGGTTCAAGTTTTCGTTAAAAGAGCTATTGAGCAGAAGGTTGTCTTCTATCCTCAAACTCTCAAACCGCTCCGTCACTCCGTCAATCCCGCTCTGCAAGTCAGCGGTTTTGCGATTGATACTATCAATCTGTCCTGTCTGGGTATTGACAGTCTGCGTCAGAGCCTCATATTGGGTCCTCGTTTGGCTCAGGGTGTCTTCCACGGTCTTAGTCCGACTGGTAACACTAGCGATGTCTCCAGTCGCCTTAGAAACGGTTTTAGAGAGTTCTGCGACTGTTGACCTCGTACCATCTGCCAAAGTCTCGACTGTCGACACACGATTGGTCAAAGCCGTCTGCGCTCGTGCTTGCTCCAAAATCTTGCTAGCTTGCAAGTTGAGGTCGTTTCGCAAAGCTGTAGCACTCGCTTGACTATCTCTAGCCTTTTGGTCGGCACTAGCGATTGCCGTCTGTAGCTCAGACTTAGCAGTATTTAAGGCTTGACTGACCGTCGCAACCTGCGCTCTTGCATCTGCGATTGCCTCCGTCTTGACTTGGTTAGCTCTTGCGATGGCGCTTGCTGCATCCGACTTGGCTTGGTTGGCAAGTGATTCGATAGACTGTGTTTTGGACAAGATGTCCGCGACCTGCCTGTCGTGTTCCTCAGATTGTGTTTGCATGGATTGGTTGACTGCGTTTATGTCAGCATCAATGCTTTGCCTGATATTGTCTGCATAAAGCTCTGCTTCTGCTTTCGCCTGCTCGATACCGTCATTGATTTCATCTCTAACCTTATTAATCTTGCCATCGATAACTTTATCGGCATTTTCGATCTCTTTTTGTAGTTTTTCTTCGAAAACTTGTCCTGCTACAGATACCGACTGTTCTACAACTTCAGTAGCGATATTTGACACTTGTTGAGTGAGGCTAGTTTTAATTTTTCCAAAACCAATAGATTTTAATTTACGACCCATCGGACTAAATCTGTAGCTAGTAATCTTCATCCGAAGGTCTTTGTCAAAAATTTCGTGATGAACAAAGACCGTGTCAAATATTCGGACATCATATTCCTGACTGTCTGTGACCGAAATCGTCAAACTATTGTTTGGTACATCGATTAATTTTTCTGCAAAATAGTTCCGACCATACTCTTGCAGCTGCTCTAAAGTTGCCACATCTTGATCTGCAACCTCGACGTTTAACTCATAAACCCTCCCGCCATAAGAGCCTATCAAAGGACTGTCTACGGTTGTTTTTATGTCCGAATTCTTAACAGAGAGGTTTAAACGAGTAAATAGCCCTTTTATAGAATTTGTTTCTGCATAAGATTTTAAGTTTTTCTTATACATAAAAAGAGCTTCTGATTCTCGCCCTCCTCGTTTTAACAAATTAACGTTATATTTATCTCTAACTAAATCTCCACCCCACTGTCCAATAATCGAATGTTTACCATTTGCCAGAGCGCCCATAACACTGATGTTTTTTTGGTTAAAAACGTGCCTATCCTGAATGTCACTATAAAAAGCGAACGGATGTTTTCGGATAATACTGCCTGCCAAAGCTTGCATAACAGTTTGACCATTAACTCTATCTACAGAGATGTTACTAATCGAGTAGCTGTTTAAATCATCTACAACCTGATTAGCGTAGACAAAAATATAACCATTTCGTTTTACAATCTCAAAAACTCGAAACTCCTGCTCGCCATGCAAATCGTCTGCTAACAGTAAATCTGCTAATTCTATGTTTTTCCAACGCTGATCAGATGTCGGGTATTTAAAAGAAAGTTGATACTTGCCGTTACCCTCTTGTTCGATTTCATCATCAAAAGCATTGACAAGCAAAACATTTTTATCTTTTAAGCTAATCAAATTTCGCACCTCCATCTAGGACGAATTACAACCCTATTGATTCCGGAACCCAAAACAACACCACTTGTAACCTGTGCAGGAATTTCGAAGAACGGGCCTGATGTGCGAATGCTATTCTTGATAATTCCATTTTTATCATATACATTTTGATACCCATGCCGGCACTCTATAACAGCTTTAGTGTCTAAATTCAGTCTTAACACTTGATTTCCAATAGTTAAGCTAGTTTGACCATTTCCGAACACCTCAATCCTAGGCTCGCTAAAAATATCACCCATGTTTGTGATAGCTCCCGATTGAGTTAAGACAATATCTTCTACCTCACTTAGATAACGAAAAGGCTTCAAGCTAATTTTAACGGAGACGTCCCAACTACACTTGTGATTAATTTTATAACTGCTACTCTTGTAATCGAAATAGTAGAAACTATTTGGGATATGCCAGAATTCCAACTTTTTATCTAAGCCTTTAAATAGTTTTATGAGTTGGCGAACAGCATCAAGACTAGCGCAATGAAACGTCAACACTCTGTCCACCTCGTCGTAGGCTTCGATTGTCCGATTTGTTCCATTCATACCGTAAATAGTTTCCTCAATAAAACGAGGAGAAGAAGTTCTATCTTCTCCTAAACCAGCTACAATACACCCGACAATTGTCTTAGTGCTGATACCATCTACTTTTAGTTCTAACATAGCTTATCCTCCCCTTTCTATAATCCTTCCGTGTTCGTCGTAGGTCATTCGACCAACTTTTTCTAAATCTAGATAGACATCACTATCTTTATCAAGCAGTGCTTGTAATAATTCGATAATCTTTTGCAACAAGCTATTAGACTGACCGTCTGACGAATGTTCCAAAAGATTGCTAGACGATACATCATACATGGATGGAAGTGAGATGATTTCGCCTTTTGCGTACCAATCAAGAGAAGACGACCAATCGCCCATCTGTGGAACAACTGTATCTTTAAAATGCTTAGCCGCACTAGAAACCTTCTGAACAAGTTTTCCAGCCATCCCAAGAACTCCATCTTGAACATCGTCAAAACCGTCTTCTAGTCCACCGCCTAGACCTTCCATGATGGCATTCCCGGCAGGAATCAAGAGTTTTCTATCGTATTCAATAGGTCCTTTGTTTTCGAAAATCCAATCGGCAATACCGCTGATAAATCCTGTAACATTGTCCCAAGCCGATTTCAAACCTCCTAAGAAACCATCCAAAATAGCTTGACCTGCTGCAAAAAGATCGATATTACGCAAGTTGTCAAAGATACTTGTAACGCTAGACACCAAATCAGATACGCTCTGTTTTAGATTATCCCAAGCTCTTTTGGCTCCCGAAACCAGACCATCAATGATATTCTGGACGCCTTGCTTAAGGTTTTCCCAAGCATTTGTTGCGGTAGACTTAATACCTTCCCACAAACTTGATAGAAAATTCTTGAATCCGTCCCATGTAGAACGTGCCCAATCAATCAAGCTGGTTATAAGATTAGATACCGTTGTTTTTATCCAATCCCATGCCCCTTGCGCCGCAGACTTCACACCTTCCCAAATAGCTGAGAGAAGATTTTTAAAATTCTCGAAATAAGTAGTTCCAAATGCCACAATAGCGTCTATTACACCACTAATGTAGGTCTTGATACCGTCCCAGACCATAGTGATTGCGGATTTAATGCTTTCCCAAATCAAGTCTAAGTCAGCACCCAATCGCCCAAAGTTCCCTGTAACAATATCAAGAATGATTAAGACTGCTCCCATGAAAATGGCTTTAATAAATTCCCAAGCCCCTTGGAAAAACATCTTAACCCCTTCCCACATCTGAGAAAGTCCATCAGACATCGCTGTCCAATATTGCATGAAGGTATCAATGAACGGCTGGACAACCATCATCACGCCCTGAACAAAGGTATTCCAAGCCTCAATTGCTGTCGTCTGCACATCTGCCCACAGATTCGTGAAAAATTCAGAAATGCTACTCCAGACGTTTTTGACTATTTCAACAGCATGATTCCACGTATCAACGATGCCATTCCAAAGATTGATGGCACCTTCTGTGATGGATTGCCATAGGTTAGAGAAAAATTCTCCTATTCCTTCCCAAGCGTTTTGTGCCCACTCAATGAAATTAGACCACATCTCACGACCAGTCTCGGTTTGAGTAAAGAACCAAACAAGGCCTGCAACCAGTGCGGCGATAGCGCCAACTACTAGCATGATAGGGTTGAGCGACAAAACTGCATTGAAGGCGCTGAATGCTCCTGTAGCCCCCATTGTGGCGGCCGCTTGTGTCGCTTCTGCTACCGTTAGCGCACCCGATTGGGTAAACCTAGCTAACATCAATCCGTTTCCTACGGCTAACAGAGTATTTCGAGCAGTCTCAATACCTTTAAGGACTCCCGTGATTACTTTGTAGCTAGTCCAAGCAGCAGTTAGGCCAACCACCGCCGATTTCAAGCCGTCAAGAACTGCAGGATTGCTTTTTAGAAATCCTGTGAAGTCTTTGAGTTTTTCTGAAGCGTCACGAAGGAATCCTGTGACAGTTTTAAACGCTTCTGCAACAATGTTTACGCTTGTTTCACTACCAGCAACTCCTAATAGCTCGAAAATGAAATCGCCTACGATAGAAATGGCATCGCTGACTACCTGTCCTATATTTTCAAAACTAACTCGGATATTTTCAGCTATATCCGCTATTGTGACAGCAGTGGATTTGTCTATCCCCATTGACTCCATAAAGTCTATGTTGTCTTTTTTAGATAGAGAACCAAAAATGATATCGTAAAAACTAGTAAGCGCAGCTCCAATAAGACTAGCAGTAGATAGGATGGCATTTGCCGATTCCTCGTCCATCCCCAACTTCACTAGCAAATCTACATTATCTTTTACGCTCAGAGAGCCAAAAATAACATCGTATACCGATGCTATCAATTCTTTAAATAACGTAATTTTAGGCTCAAACTCTTGAAATTTACCACCTAAGTCCTGAATCCATTTTGTTGCAAGTTGCAAACCTGCGACCACTGGTTGCAACAGCGGTCCTCCGACAAGGACTTTGAAATCTTCCCATGTCTGTTTGAGATTTCCCATGACGTTTTCAAAGCCATCAGATTCCCTTGCTGCTTGCCCCATAGCTCCAGACACCTTATTAGCATCCTCGAACATTCGTAGCAACACTTCTTGTTGCTGTATACCATCGAGGTCTTTATATTTCTGACCAAATAATTCCGTCGCCTTAGCGTTACGGGTTGTTTCCGTCGAAAGAATACCGAGGTTATCTGCTACGTTGAAGTTCCCTTTGAGGTAAGATTTGAGCGTCTCAGTTGTTTCTTCTAAAGACTTATCGTAGAAGGCTGCACTATCTGCAGCTGCTTCTGTAGCTCGTGTAGTAAACTCTAACGATTGGCTGGCATCCATACCTGCAACTTTAGCAAACGAAGCGATTTGGTTAAAGGCAGGTTTGATACGACTAGGTACGGCACCGACCGTTTTAGCTAAATCATTAAGCTTGTTTTCGGCTACATCACGGATACCTTCAAAGACTTGGTCAAACTGTGCTTGTACTGCTTTTGCAGTCGCAGCGGCCTCTACAACTGATTTCCCGAAATCAAAGATAGCCTTACCAGCAAATACAGTTCCTAAGAATGTAGCAACTTTACAGAATGTATCCTTGATCTTGTCTCCAGCTATCCGTGCTTTTCCTGTCGTCTCATCAATAGCTTGATTAGCTTCTTTGTTTTTTAAACCGATCGAACCAAATAACTTAAAGATTTCCATCTAATCGCACCTCCTTCCCATAGCCCAAATTCAAAATAGATTCTGCGTTTTTCAATGCGGAATCTGTATCGCTTTCTAGAATTTGCTTACGATTCACTTTGCTGATATATCGTTTTTTGGAGTGTTTATCAATAAAACTTTGAAGAGACATGTCCACTTCTTTTGCTAACCAAATTTCTTTTAGAACATCTTTATCCTCTTCATCAAACAAATACAAAAAGAAATCCAAAGACTCTTTCAAAGTTTGTGACTTCAAGAGAGAGTCTGGATTTCCATAACGTCGATATAAAATGTCACGTAGCCGATGCAAATCTAAGCCAAGACAGAAGAAATAGATTGGAAAAAATCACGCAATTCCGCCTTTTTAGCAAAATCCATCAACAAACCTGTATAAGCTAACATGCTAAGAGACTCAATATCTTTTCGACTAGTTCCTGTCAAATCTGCTAAAAAGCTGTTAACATCATTTTTGGCTTCTCCTACGTGTCGCAAGATAGCAAAGCCAATATCCGTCATCAGCAACATACCGCGCTTTTCTGTAGCTAATTCTGCCGCTTCTTTCTCGGCTTTTGTCGGCTGCTTCTTCTTATGGTCTTGCAGGACGATGGCTGGTTGGTTAAATTGACGCTCCAGCAATTCTACAACCTCGTCTTTAATATCTAATTTCCCAATGATTCCTAACATCGTAAAGATGTCTCCGCCATTTAGCTCTCGCATTTCAAGTTTTTCTGCCATCTTAAACCTCCATATCTACAGCTGGGTAGATGATGCGACACGGTAACGTCAAATCATCAATCTGTTCTTCGTTTGCATGCGCTTCGAACGTCATTGTGATAACTGCTTCGTCATTATCCTTCGTCTCAAATTCAAGACCAGAAACACAGAGAGCATTATCTAAAATGACGATGATAGGTTCATTGGTCCCTGAAAGGTTACCTACTAAGCCTAGATTAGTAATGTAGTCTGTTTTCTTAAGCTCTCCCTTAGCTGTGATGACCTTAGATGTAGCTGGAACTTTCTGACCATCTCCTTGCTCAATAACACCGTTGATAGCCATACGGATGTTTTCAGCAGTCAATTCTTTAGCGTTGATTTCCAACTTAGCCCCTTGACTTTCAAGAACTTTCTGACCAACCGCAGCAGTGAAGACACCATCTACTTCAATTTGACGATAATTTTGTTCGATTGTCAGTTTATTTCCGCCTGATGTAGCTCCAAATAGCTCACCTTCCCATTTTTGGGTCTCAGTATTCCATGTTAAATTTTTATACACCGCACCAGCATTCACGATATAGCTTTTAGGTGTATTCTTGGTATAACCTGTCTTTTTAACTGGTTTTTTCATCTTCATTTCTCCAATCTATTGTGATATAAAATCGTACGTTTCGCCGTTGAAGGACATCTGACATAGTATCAATCGTTCCTTGTCCTTCGAAACGGAAACGGATATAACATTCTTCCGACATGACAGCCCTGTGCCCTAGCTCTCGCTTTAATAAAAAAGCTAGATGCTCAATCTGCTCTTGATCCTCACCTTTATTGTCAAAAATATCGACATCAACATAAGCCCCATCTTGACCCCAATTTCTATTTTCTGCATCATAAGAAAATATGAGGTAGGGATACGCAACAGTTGGGTTTGAGTTTGATAAGAAATAGGCTTCAGGAACAATTTCGGTAAATAATTCTGTCAATTTAGCAATTACAGGAGTCATTTTATCCTCCAATCTGACTCAGATACGTTTCAAAAATCGCCTGTATCTGTTTTTTGTTTTTACGAAAAGCAGGTCGTAGATAAGGTTGAGGCTTATTCCCACGAGTGAAATACGACTTCCCGTCAGGGGTTGTATATAGCCATCCCCCCTTGCGTCCGTTTCCTTTTTCTGCAAACTCACCCGTACCAAATTCAACATAAATGGCATAACTAACATTAGTCCCTACATAGCCAATCAATTCGTGCCTATCAACCGTGTGACTGATATGCTCTCTAAGATTTCCAGTATCCGAAGGAGCGAGTAGAATCGCTTGTGCCTCTACCATCATGCAAATTTCTTTCAGAGCACGAATAGCTTGATATTTAATCTCTTCCTTAGCTTTGGCGCTATTGTCTATAAATTTCATCAAGCAACAACCTTCAGATAGATTTCCAGATGGTGATCAAGATTGACTGGATTGTCTACAAATGAAACTTCGTAATCAATTCCTTTAGCCCTTATTCTGTCCTTTGTTGTAATTTGGACATCTACCTGCTTCGTCAAAAAGATGTGAGTGCTAGATGTTAAAGCTGTTGCTCTATCTGTTTCGTTGCCCGTAAGCATATCCAAATAACCTTCCATTTTTTCGGATTCCACAAAATCGTAAACTTTTTGACCTAGGGCGTTTTCCCCACTTTCCCGATACTTAAGTAAAGCCACTTCCATCTTCAAGACCACCTTATCTTTTTGTATTTTGACAAAAAACCTAGCAAAACTGCGGGGTAGCCTTCTTGACTCTCGGAAGCCGTCACGTCGTAGTAAGTTACAGACCAACGTGCGACAGATTCAGACTTCACTCCGATTTTATCTGTCATTTTAGCATCATATGATAGTAGTTTCTTTACACCTTCAATCACGTCTGCAGGGTAGCTTATTTTCGTTAAAATAGCCCCTTTCTTAGATTCCGGTATAAATGTACTATTGACAGACAAAATGCCGTCAGAGACGCCGGAAATAACATATAAACCGTCATTAAAATCAGTACCGTTAATTTCGACTGTGTCTCCCTCTCGAAAAATATCCAGACGTCCTTTATCGACTTTAATAGTCGAACCTTCCAACGACAAATGCGTTAAGCGGAACTTTTCTAGCTGAAAATGGTTATTAGTCACCTTGCGAACCATAGTTTCTAGTCCGTCACACATTTCCTGTGTTGCTTTCGGATGAATAATTAAAGCCTCACTTAAAGATATAATCATATAGAACCTCCTCAAAAAGAAAAGAGGAGTTCAACTACTCCTCTTCGGCTGTTTTTAACAATTCCAGCAAACTCTCTGTCTTAGCCCTGGCATTAAACTCAATGCCTAGCTGGGTCAATTTCTCCTTGATGGCATCTCGAGTCAATTCGTTTTCAGCGTCAGATGGAATAGTTGTTTTTGCTGGCAATTCGATAATTTGCTTAATCAACGGTACACCCCTAGCATTGTCACCACTCAAAAGAGAGTCGATACGCTCTTTTGAAGGGGTGTAGCCTTCACGAGGATAGAGAGCACCAATAGGATACTCCACACGATCATCATCTGTATCAATGAACAAATCGATTGTAATATACTTATCCATGCTTACACCTCGCTAGAAAACGCTAATTTGTGACGAATAGCCACAATACCGATGTTCTTGTCTTCATAGACTTTCTTCCAGTTTTCGGCAGTTGCCAATTCTGCGTTTGATGGAGTCAATCCTACAATGCTGTTATCTTGCCAGCGAACACCATACGGGTGCATTGTTAGAGCGCGACGAGTATAGACATTGTCTACCCCTGCAGCAGCCTTGCGTTCTGTCTCGAATGTTGTCAAACCTTCTGGATGACCTGTATTGCGTCCAAAAGCACCACTACCTAGCAAATATGATGTGTAAACGTCACCTTCTGGAGCCAATGCATCATCAACTAACAATGTATATCCTAAATAAGTCGGAATCTGAATATTTGCATCGGTAGCTTGGATGTATTGAATTAAGTTATCCTTTTGCAATTTAGTATAAACAGAAGAATGTACTGCCAAAATTTTGAGTTTGCGAGAAGCATCACCCATCAACTGCTTAGCGTCTAAGATAGCCTTAGCGTCCACAACTGCTGCTTTTCCAGTTTTTTTACTTAAATCCAACAAATGAGTATCTGCAAGAGGTCCGCTCGTAGCAAACAACCCTTTCAGTACCGCCATTAGCACTTTCTGTTCTTGACGAAGCCAGAATCCACCAATGCGATCTAAGATAGCGCGCATAGGGTCTGAACCAGAGACAACACCAGCCAATTCGTTTACTGACCAACCTTGTCCGCGGTAAAGAACAGCTGCTACATCTTTTCCAGAAGTAATTTTTCCTGTTTCGATTTCTTTGTCTTCGGATAAGACTTGGTCCTCTCCGCTCAAATCGTTCCAAAACGGCATGTTAACGGTTAGACCACCAGCCGTAATATTTCGAGATACACGTTCGTCAGCGACAACCGCACCAGAGCGAACTAGCAACGAATGTTCGTTGATATACTGGTCCATGTAAGCATTAAATACCTTTGGAGTGATCGTATCAATAATTTTTGTAATTTCATTAGACATATTTTTCTATCCTTTCGCTTTTTCCTGTAAGAATTGAGTTAAGTTCAATTCTTTGTTTCCAATAACGTCGATAACATCTTTTGTAGACTCTGCAGAACCAGGTAAGAGACCCGCACCGCCCAAATGTTCATAGCCATTCAGCTTATCCTCTTTTGCTTCAGCAGATTCAAAAAAGTTCGGCAAGTTGACTTGTAAATCTTTGATTTTTTGGTCTAAATCCTTAATTTTTCCGCTATCGTCTTCCTCCAAGTTGCCAAGCTTGTACATGAGGTAGTCTACATCAGTCGCCTTAGCATTTATCAGCGCGTCCTTAATTGTCTGTTTCTTGGCTGTTTCCTTTGCCTCGGCTTCTAGCTGCGACACCTTGTCCTTGTACGTTTTGAGTTCATTCTGCAGCTCTTCGTTGTCCTTGTTTGATTTCTTCAAGGTGTCTAGCGTGCTGTTAGCGACTTTTAGCTTCTCAGCCTGCTCGTTGTAGACATCTTTCGGGACAGCGTGTTTCGGGAACTCTTCTTTGACTGCGTTCATGACCGCATCAATGTCTGTTTTACCCTCTGCAGTATGTTTCTCGATAAGTTCTTTCAACCAATCCATTATTGGTTACCTCCATAGATTTTATTAGGGGCTCTCCCCCTGTGGGAGTTGTCACAATATACCCTGCGACAATTTGGGTAGTTGCCTAGTTTTCCGTCATGCGACAGGACATAAAGAAAACCGCATCGAATTCGACACGGTTAGGCTATGTAATTATTGCAGTCTTTCCTGCTGTCAAGATGTTGAACCACCTCCTTGTTAACGACTAAACCAAGATTTCTTGGACAGCTTGTCAGCTACTTTCTTTTCAAGATAATCAAATCTCGAATTAGTAGCCTGTGCATTGCGTTCGACGATTGAACGTAGCTCGGCAATTTCATTTGCTTGTTTGGCGTTTTCATCAAGTAGACTTTTAATGATATTCAATGCAATATCAACAGCTTCTTTAGTTCCCTGAACTTGTTCAATCAGTTCACGTTTCTTTTTGATACGTTTATTCATGTGCCTTGTAACCTCCATTTTTAGAAACAACCTGAATGTCTGGTTTGAACTCAGACAATTCTTTCAAAGCATTCTGGTACGCTTGTTGGGCTTTATCGACATTTTGCAGCAAACGTTGAAGTTCGTCTTGGTTCTCCCAGTTTAGCGCCAGGTCAATTGAAAAACTAGCCATTGGTTCCTCCTTTCCACAACCAACTGAAATCATTGTCGGTCAGCACTTGATACAAAATTTTGCCAATGCGGTCAGCTTGTTCTTCCTCATGTTGCACGTAACCAGCTTCAACTAAGATCCCATGAGCGATCTCATGGATAAGCGTTTGGTCTTCAATTTGCTGACTGGTAGAGTCATCAAGCACAATCTTACCTGTCTTGTACTCAATATGTCCCCATTCACCGGTTTTACCCTGCAAATCTGGTTTCTTGCTGACTTCATAAACTATACCGCCAATTTTGACAGTTTCCATACCTGGTTTCTTATCTCTGTTCATGTTTCCTCCTGTTTTTTGGTACAAAAAAGCACTTAGATTTCTCTAGGTGCTAACTGTACAAAAATATCAAATGAGTCTTCGTGCTCATCTAACTTGTTTTGGTTTTGCTTGATAAAATCAAATAATATCGCTTTATCTTCATCACTTATAGACGTGTCAGAAAAATCATCTAATGTAATTGGATAGAAATCCGGTGAGTTTTTCATATCTAGGCGACGAGTGATTTTTTTTAATTGGTCAAACATATCAAAATTCTGATACTTTTTTTCGTATTCAATCAGACTGAACGCTGAAATTAACAAGGTGTATGTAGTTTTAATCATTATCTTTCACCCCCAAAACACCACGATTGTACACTGCTAATATCTCATAATTATCTCTTTGAACTGCATCGTGACCACTAAAAATTGCCCAAAAATCAAAATGTCTATCTCCAGCCACATTAATCTTAGGCCCAATGTCATAGTTTATTAAGTCGTTGATTGCTGCCAATTCAGGATTAGATAATTGTTCATTCGAGAAAGCATTTCTGAAACTTTTTAAAACTTGATCATCTATGACTTTAGCATTTTTTGGGAAATACATTTCAGCTAATATGCCATTTTTTGCATAAACTTGGCCCATTCGTTGTTCAATACTGAAATAAATACCGCGCCCAACCATAGATGACATAGCACCAGAGAAATCATATTCACCGTCAACAAGTCTATTATAAAAATCTTTTGCGGTTAAACCAGTCTCTTTGCTACCCGTGATACCTCTATAAAATAAGTTGTAGCCTTTTGTATCACTAAGTTTTTGTGGCTTGGCATCATACCCAATCTTATTATACAAAAATTTGAGAAATTTTGCTTTATTATCATCATACGGATTAGACATTGACCTAAAATTCTTATTATTAAATTCAGAAACCAAGTCAATTCCTGTATGCTTCTTATACTCTTCTACAGCAACCTTGGCTCTCGAGAGTATTATCTCGAAGTTTTCTATCGTCTGATTTTCTGGATTGCTTAAATCTATAAAATCATATGGTTTCGGACTGGTATCTACTTCTACTGACGAAAGTTTTTTATTCTCCCACTCTCGATAATTCCGATACTCAACAACCTCTCCTGTTTCGCTATCCCTACGCAACAGCGGTGTATCGTCATCTTTTAAGCGAGATATAGTCCGACAGCGGCAGTTACAATCTTCGCTGGCTATCCCAAACATGTGGGGCTGTAAAGTTCTCAAACCATTATGTTCAAAATACTCCTCTGGACCAACTTGTTGACCGTCTAAGTGCTGGTGGGTATTTCGTGTCCGTTTATCCAGTGTCGCTACCCACATTTTTTTGAACTCTATGCCTAGGTCAACCGCTTCTTTTTGCGACCTCTGACGAGCGATAGCTGATACTCTGCCAGCTTCTGTCCGAGTGATATTCAACGCTCTGCGATAAGACGAACTGCCCAACTCTGATAGTCTTTTAGCTGTTCTTTGATAACTCAATCCATGCACAAACGACCGTGTTAGCTCGCTTTTGATACTCTTTCGTAAGTCCGACACAACTCCATCGTTTATTCTTTGAGACAAGCGCAGACCTGCTACAGGAGTCTCTATAATCGTCTTCAATTCTTCTTCTGGCAACAAAGCGAATTGGATTGCTGACCTCGTCTGCTCATATTCGTAAAATAGCTCATTATAAGCCATTTTACCGACTCTTTCTAAGTGGTCTGGTATTGTACCATTCAGACCTGTTTTAAGCTTCTGAGACTGGCTGTCAATCGCTTCTAGCATAGCTGACATGCGCTTCAAGTCCATCTTTTTGCTACGCGATAGATTTTCGTAGCTTTGATACTCAGCCAATAGAGATTTTTTCAGCTCTTTCACGATATCCACGTAAAGGTTGTATAACTGGCGATTAACCCTCTGGTCCTGTAGTTGTAGTAGATGTTGCATCTCCTTCTGATACTGGTTCAACTCCATCCTCTACCTCCGTATCTTGCTCTAAATCCCCTCGATACTCCTCTTCGTCTAAGGCTTTTTCAACCTCATCAGGATCAATTTCAAGTATGCCAGCTAATAGTTCTAAAACAGTACGACTATCTAAGCGAGGCGCAGCATCTAAGATAGTTTGAATTGCAACTTGTTTCGTATCTGCTTCTGTTTTTGCTATAGTTGCATTATCTACTTCGTTTGCCATTATGTCTCGAGTGATAATAATTTCGATATCTGAGGTATTGTAGGCTTTAGAGTACCTCTGGTTGATATTTTCAACAATCAACTCTAACATTTGCTTAATAATCCTGCGCAAACGCACTTCAATTTTATTGCATTTGAGGTCTAGCAGACTATAACGCGACTTGATAACAACGTTCGTGATGTTCCCATCGCCAGTCTGCGAGCTATCAAAGCCCATACCAAACTTATAGATGGCTTCTTTGTCAATCCGCAATTTCTCTTTACGAGCTTCGATGGGGATGTCTACGGTTTTTACGTCAAGTCCTCCGTCAGGACCAACACCGACCGTTTTCTTTGCTTTTAAATTGGTAACAAGTTTATCAAAGCTATCCCCTTCGAATCCTCTCACGGCATAGATAGGATGGTCGAAATCAATCAAGTTATTTGATAACGCACAAGCCATCAAGTCATAATCGTCTATTAGGTCTTTGATCGGCTCAAGGTCTGTCAACTTCTCGCGATTATTATGCAAGACCATAAAAGGCAAACGACCATACCCCTTGCCCAGGACCTCTTCGTTTTTCTTGTCCTTTACCAATAAATGAGGGGTAGGATTTACGGGCACTGTATCATCTAATTTGACTTTGTTATCCGCATAAACGAAATAATGGATTGCATCTTTTGTCCAAAGCTGAATTTTCTTTACTTCTTTGGTTTTTCCATCTACAACTATTTCGTCTTTAACATAGTACAAGACCTGTTCCATCTGATTGTCGTGATTGTAGATAGGAATCACTTTCAAGGCATCAGCTACCTCAAAAACCAAACGCCCATCTTTGTCTATTCGCCAAAAAACATACTCAATAGCCTTTTGGCTAGCCCCTTCTACTAATTCCTGCAAGACTAGCTGAAATTCTTCATTGACATATTCAGCTAAGTATTCCTGTAGCTCTTGTTGTTCCGTCTGAATCTCGATAGGATTTGACAATAAATACTGGACTTTCTGGTCAACTAGCTCCGTGAAAAAACCATGAGCTATTTTTGTATTACTTCTGTATTTTTCTTCTTTTGGTTGACCAGTATCATCAATATAGTACAGTCTATAATCCAAAATATCATGCTTACCTCTGTAGTAATCCAAAGCTGTCCGCATCTTCTCTTTGCTTTGGTCAGTGAGGTCATTGTCGATTAACTTTTTTATCCCTCGTTCAACTTGGGATATATCTTTCACATCTAACATACTTCCCTTTCTAATAGAGCCATTCTTTGCGCTCTGCACATTGCAGACCATATCGCAGTGCGTCCATAAGGTGGTTATTCTTATCCTCTGGTTTATTCAACCACTTGCCTTCCTTGTCTTGCTGGTAGCAATATGAGTAGAATTCGTCCATGATATGTGTACAAGACGGATGTACTACTATCTTGTATCCTTGCAATTTGGACACACCAGCCATAACACTATCCTTACCTTTGCGACTTGCCTTAATCCTGCGGATTCCATGCTCCGATTTCAATTCTTCGATAAGTCGAGCTTCCGCACAATCTGCGACAATCTGACTACTGGCATATCCTTTGTTCTTTATCATCTCTGCAATATCCTTAGTAAATAAACCGACTTGATAATGCTCATCAAAGACATAGATGTTTTTATTTTTATCATCTACGAGGTAAGCTACAAGAGCGGTCGGGTCGTGCGTGAAACCAAAGTCAAGTCCGACGCACAGCTTGTAATTCCCAGATTGCAATAACGACTCTTTGTCAAAATCGGCAACCTGGACATTTTCATATACTAAACCTTCGGCAACTCCCCACTCACCATCACAGACAATGCGAGCCCGCCGTGGATTAGTGATATAAAGGTCCTCATATCGCTTAATATCAACCTCATCTAGCCATTCATTGCATCTAAAAGTAGTTGTCAAAGCCAGAGTATCTGACCGTTTGGTATCTTCATCAAAAAATACCTTTTTAAGCCAATGACGTTCGTTCCACGGGTTAAACGTGACCGTGATTTGTTTGTAAAACGGCACGTTTCCATATGTACCGTCTAGTCGATTGAAAGCAAATGCCGAAGTATCTTGTAAGCTACCACGGATTGATTCAACGACCGTCGAGAATTTATCTTCAGTCTCAATCTGGTAGGCTTCTTCAAACCAAGCCCAGCAAAGAGAGCCTACATCAACCGTGATAGATGTAATCTTCAACTCATCGTCCAAACCTCGAAAGAGGATTTTCTGACCTGTAGCCTTAACTGTTATCTCTGGCAGACTCTCGTTAAACTTAAACTTATGACTAACTTTAAGCTGGTTACAGGCCCATTTAAAATCCGTATAAGTTGATTGCTTATTGGTATTCGAGTAGCGACGCACGACAAGTAGATTAGCCCATGGGCACTTCAGCAGATTGACTACGAAGTTCAAAGCGGTTGTTTTCGACTTTTTACTCCCGCGGCTGCCTTTGACGACTCTGTAAAAATTCCTAGACCGCCAAAACCGACCATAACCCTTACCGACAATCTTTGGCAAATCAACGTTAATCTGGGATGTCTGCTTCATTAGCAAACACCACCGTTCCGTTTACCTCAGCTTCGACTTTGTCAGTAAATAATTTGAGATACTTACCTAGCAATTCAAGCGCTTTAATCTGCTCATCAATAGGAGCAGTGCTCTCATATTCAATGTGCTTAATGACCTCGCCAGTCAATTTATCTGTCTGCTTGCTATATCCGATAATTGGACGCCCAAAAGCGATATCAATAAGACGATCGATAATATCGCTTGATTTCAGCCCTGAAGCATCAAGTCTTTCTTTGGTTTTGATTTTGATATAGTTCAAAATCTCACCTTTTCTAACCCATGCACTGCCTTTGTTAGCAGCATTAGCTTCTCCAGAGGTTGGATATATTTTTAAATAAGCCTGCGTTGCATTATTACCATTAGCGATGTACTCATCTGCAAAATTGCGCTCACGACTATTCAGACCAAATTCATCAACCATTTCTCTTCTCTTCGCGATTTTCCATCACCTCCACTCAAAATTAAAAAAGCCACACGATTGTGTGGGAAAAATATAGGAGAAAGACCCCTAGCGGAATCAAACCACCCAGCTTATAACTTACCTAGGATATAAGTAGCTGTGCAATCATGCAGGGCCTAGTCGCATCCGCAACCATTTCAAAGTTAATGAGTGATATATGAATTCTCGTCCAACGACTTACCCCATTCTGGGACACAAACACTCAAAGGAGAGTGTGGGATTCGAACCCACGGACCGCACGTAGGCGGCCACCCGTCTAGCAAACGGGCGCATTCGACCAACTCTGCCAACTCTCCATGTCAGGGAAGGCTTACTGCCTTACCCTTATTTCTTGATGATACTATAATAGCACGATTGTTTGACCAGTGCGCTACAGACTAGTTCACTTTAGTTCACTTTTGTCAATTACAGCACCTAGTTCACGGATTGCATCTTTCTTCTTTTTGTAGAAAGTAGTCTTGCTGCATTGTAAAAACTCAATCATATCATATACGCTTGCTTTCTGAATATACACCATCCTTAGAATTGTTCGACTTGCAGGTTTTGGCATTTTATCAATCAGCCTACTCAATTCAATTCTGCGTTTGATAGCTTCTTCAGTAGCATCCTTCATATACTCTTTCAAGGAATCTTGCATGCTAAAAATATCAATGTAACGTTCATCTAATTGAATTTTCTGACCACCTTGAACCTTATTCACGTTCATTTTAGGACTAGAAAGTAAACTAGCTTCAAGATTAGCAAGTTCATCAATTCGATTCTGTATCTCTTCATCCAAATTTTGTAGTTCATCAAGTAACTCTTTAGCCTTGTTCACTCTCTGTCTCCTTTTTGTGGTATAATGTATGTGAGTTATTTACCACAGCCAGGGCAGAGAGTGCCTTGGCTTTTTTTATTTGCCCTCAACCCGCACCGCAATAGGATTTTCGGACGGTGAATATCTAATAATTCCTTTCTTTATTTGCGGTATTTCCCTTGCTTTACCACAATCCGCAAGGGCAACGACTGTAAAGTTTTATATTTTGTGGCTGACCTTACTGCCATTGGTCCAATAATGTGACTTTAATCTACAAAGGAGTCCTCCTTTTTAATTTATTTTCGGCAGAATGACCAACCGACCTGTGACAGTCGGATAGCCTTAGATTAGGTTAATTCCTCCAACGCTACCCACTTTAACTGTGGGTATTTCTGCGCTTCTTCTTGGGTGCATTTCCAAGCCACTTTTACCACTTCCTCTAAAATGTCCGTTTCATTGACAGTAAATTTAATTTCGCCATCTTCCTCTACGCCCATTATGTAATTATAGTCAAAATACATCACCTCTGGCACATCGACCAGTAGCACACCTAGTTTTTCGTTAGTCATTTTCTGCCTCCACCAATTCCGGATTTTCATAAATATTGCCGATGATTTCAAGAGTGTAGTCAACCGTAGCCTCCACAATCATAGTAACAAAGGGTACAAATACCCCAGTGATTGTCATACCTGATGCACCATGTTTAAAAGTGACTGCACTTATTTCTGAATCGCCATCCTCATCCATTATTTTAACCACATCTCCTTCAAATATCTCCTGACCGTTTTTATCAAACAGCCCTGTGGATTGCATGAGGATGACATTGTCTAAAGGTAATTCAAAAGGCTCTTCTCCCGTGCGGGAAAGGTCCTTAGCTAAACCATCAAGCCCAATGTATATATCATGTCTCCACGCATGAGATATCTTATCCCACGCCCTAAACTTCGGTATCATTTTCTGCCTCCTTCTTGACCTCAACTGTGACTATCGTATCATTGTGATGACCACCGTGCGAAACAAGCAAGATTCTTACTATCTCAAAATTATGCTTTTTTCCTACTCCGCAACTATTCCAACCAAAACTGATAACTTTTCCTCCTGGTTTTAATATCCTGGCAATCTCTGCTTTTTGCCTCAACCAAAATGTTGATTGGGTAGTTTCCTTTTTGACAGGTAGACCAACACCTTTATAGACTTCTGAAATTTGTCTTGTAGAATAGGGGGGGTCATATAGCACGCCGTCTACAGACTCATCTTCAAACATTTTTAGGAAATCCAGGGCATCCATGTGATAATCTGTATCAAATTCTTCACTTAAGTCGTTTGTGATTGTTGCGATTTTGGAATTGTTCGCAAAAGGATCAATCCAAATACCATCTTTTACTTCTTTGTCAAGTAATTCGGCTATAGGCTTAATTGAAAAAGTGTTTTTCGACGGAAATCCCCACGAACGTTCAATAATCATCACTCCACCTCCACAGGCTTAGCCCACTGCCACGCCCACTCAAAATCCTCTTTGATTTCGGATTCGGTGAGTTGAAAATCGCTATCATAATTTTTATTACCATTCCGTCCTATGGAACGCCAAATAGCAATACTTCCTGATAGGGTTCTCCCTAAAATATAAACATCGTCATGGGTTGCATTCGGATTCGGTATCTCCACCGTATACAGTTTCTCCTGCTCAATCTCATAGCCGAAAAGCCACGCTAGGGCGAAAGTCTCTTGGTTGTGCTCTAACCATTCGCCAGTATCATTGTATTCATCGCAGTAATCCATTGCACGGAGCAATCCATACCCTTCTTTATTTTTGCAATATTCGATACTATCAGCGATAAACTTCGGCACCACAACCTTCTGCGGTTCGTGGATTTGGTCAATCGTGTTCACAACAACTTCAAGTGGTACATAATCGACCTGGACACATCCTCCTATAATTTCGCCTGCTTTAAATATTACCCTCTCTCTGTTAGCTATTTTTATTTTTGATTGCTCAATAATCTCTATCGCTTCCTGTTTATTCATCTGTTTACTCCTTGAAAAAGGTATCAAAGTCCAACCAATCATCTTTAATAAGATTTCCAATCTTCGTTACTCTACCTCCAAAACCGTTACTCTTAACACGTATATACTTCCCTTGCAGTTCTTCCCAGCTATTTGCACCGGCAACCTCCAAGATACGGTCTATCAGCTCAAAGCTCTTGTGAAAAGCTACTCGTTTTTTCTTGTGTTCGTCGTATTTATCTAGGCAGTATCCTCCAATAGATACTCCAAATCCATATCCCTCAACAGTCAGATAACAAGTTAAAATTCCATGGTCTTCTCTGCCCAAGAAAGTTTTGGTTATCTTTACGTTTTCAATTGTGTTATTCATCTGTTTCCTCCAATTTTCTCGCTATCGCCTCAATCACATTAACCGTGACTGAGTTACCAGCTTGCTTGTATAGTTGACTATTACTGTTTACTGCCTGGGCTCTATCAAACGCCCAATCTGGAAAACCTTGCAACCTCCAACACTCGCGAGGTGTCAGTTTGCGGATGCGGATACCATCTAATATGCCGAATGTCCCTGCTTTGGTATTCCCCTGATGGCCACTGGCAGTGAGTGTGCCAACCTCGTCTTTGGTTTTTCGGTTGTAAAAATCATAAACCTTAACATGATTATTCTCCTGCCAGCTGTTGCTGGTCAATGTCGGGGTGATATCATGCTCGCCACCCTGATTGTATCCGTGGCCTCGTTGGATGATTTTAGGCTCTCTATTGCCACCTTGCATCGTATTGAGACAAGGAGAGATGCCGTTTGGATCATAGATACGACCTACTTGCGGATTGCCTCCAAAACTATCTGTATCAAGCAAATTTCCGACTTGAACGACTACGCCTTGCTTGTCTTGTTCAATCGCTGTGTCATCTCCTCCGAAAGGAAATATCGCTCGTCCACCTGCTCCTCTAAGATGTCCGATAATAAACACCCGCTCTCTGTTTTGGGGGACTCCAAAATTCTTGCTGTTGAACACTTGCCATTCCGCATCATACCCCAATTCATCCAACGCTCCGAGGATGGTCTCAAATGTATTTCCGTTGTCGTGGTTAAGGAGTCCAGTGACGTTCTCAAGGAATAGATATTTAGGTCTGAGAATAGATGCGAACCTAGCAATCTCAAAGAACAAAGTCCCTCTAGTATCTTCAAATCCTGCTCGCTTTCCAGCAATGCTGAAAGCCTGGCACGGAAATCCTCCACAGATAACGTCCACACGTCCGATTCCTCTAACAGACTCATCTGTGACTCTTGTAATGTCATGAAAATCAAATTCTCCTTCCGTATCATGTATCGCCTTATAGCTCTTTCTGGCAAATTGGTCTATTTCGCAAAAACCGATACATTCGTGACCGGCACGTTCCATACCAAGACGAAAACCGCCAATGCCAGCAAATAGGTCAAGAAATTTCAAGATACATCCTCCATCTCCTCAATCAACCAATCCAAATGTTGTCTAGCCTTCTTCAAGTCCTCGACACCGTTCTTCTGCTGAAATCGCAACAGATACTTGATGACATTGCCCCAGTAATAAGCACATTCGCCGGCTAGATTGCCGATAAAATTCTTGACCACATCCAAGGCTTCCATACCATACTTACCTTGGTAATGTTTTGGTTTGGTTACGTTGTTAAATTGTTCCATTTGCTTTTCCTCCTACGATATCCATCGCATCCTCAACGCTCCTAGCCACACCGGCTAAGGCGCCGAACTTTTGCATTCGATCGATAAATTTCTCTTGCTCTGGTCGTACACGACCCTTTTCGTTTTTTACTTCGATGAAAAATATTTGTCCGTCTTGTCTAAATCCAAATAAGTCACTAAAACCTTTTGGCAGACCTGTGTCAAAGTATCGTCCATCAGACGTACGGACTTTGCCAACGTTGGCACGGAAGACCAGACAACCAGCCTCCGTCAAACCAACTCGAATATCATTTTGTATTTTATGTTCTTTTTCCATATATTTCCTACTAAAGGTTACACATCTCGAAAAAAGATAGATAACCTCCAAAAAACCAGTCATATCAAGGGTTTAGCCCTTGTTCCACCCCTAAAAGTTACCCGTTACCCCCTATTTTCTATTTATATATATTTTATATATTTATAATTTAATAAATAATAAGAGAAGATAGGTAACCAGTAACTTTTTTATCAAAAACTCAGTAATATCAAGGGTTTGACTAGGTTACCTATCTATAAAAGTTCGGTAACCTAATCAGTAACCAGTAACTTTTTATCAAGACAAACTGCAGTCGTGTTAGGGTCGTTATCGTTATCCCAATAAAAACCTGTATATCTGCGAGGAACATCCAGCGATGGTTTGAATCTCCTTGTCGGTTTTGCTCTTTTCTTCTCCCATTCTGCAGGGAGTAATTTTATGAGCTGACGTTCAAACTTTCCTTTAGCCACTTTTGTAATCCCTTCTTCTTTGCACCACTCCTGATACAACCACCACAAGAAACGGACCGGCAGGCGTTCGGATTGAAATGTTCCGAACCATTCGTCAATAAACGCTTTAACTGTATCGTTGCTAGATTTAAATTCTTCCAAGACATCCAGCGTTGCCTGTGGCTCGCTGAATCGTGTGAAGTTTAACTCAAGGGCTTTTTTCAACACATACTGTTTCACATCATCCCTATTGATGTACTCATCCTTAATCTGCCAATTATCTTCCTTGGCTGAAAATGTCTTCCGAAAGGGGATGATAAGAAAACGCCGATAGGTTCCGTTGGTTTTATTCTTAAACCTCGGCAATTCGTTGGTTGATTGAATGACGGTTTTTTTGAACACGGTCGAGTAAGGTTGCTTATTCTTCTCCTCGACTAATACTGGCTCACCAGTCACGACGCTGTTAAAATTCGACGATTCATCAATGTAAACACCAGCCTGCACATCGTCCCCGATGATAACAGTTTTACCTTCAATCATTGACAAGGCGAAACGTTCCGAAAACTGATTCAGTTTCAAGGTTGCTACATTACGGATACCGACAATATTTGTAATCAATTGTTGGACCGTACCCTTACCGTCATTTCCTTCACCGACAAACCAGATAGACTTCCTGTACGAGTAGTTCCCATTTAGGCTGGCTGAAATAACCTGCCATAAGAGATGAACCAAGTCTTCGTCACCGCTCATCAAATCCAGTAACCAACTATCTACATCCCAACCGTCAATGTTTGGTGATGCCGCAAACGGATCATACTCTGTCTCAATGGTTGAAAATGCCACGAACCGATGGGTAAAACCCGACATCTTCTTCAACTGTTTGTCAAAAATACCGTTTTTCACCAGAATGAAACGTTTCGGATCCTGGTAATCCCCGATAGAAAAATCGCATGAGAATCCATCATATAGATATTTCCGTTTGGTTGCTGCTAACATGAATAGTACGTTCTTGGACCGTGTCTCGGTAAAAGTAGGTTCTAACAATCTGATAACCTTGTAAGCAAAAGATGGGTCTTTATGATAATAACCAGCGTCAGGATCATAAACCGCCACCCTGTCGTTCGGTAGGTTGATGACATATAGGATTTGTTCCAAACCTTCCGCAACAGCTAACTCTGTCAAGCGTTTCGGTGGCTCTTTTATTTCTTCCATGGTTCCATACTGCGTTTCTTTCCACTTAGCCTTTTCCAGCCAGTCGTTTCTGTAATCACGACAGGCCAGACGAATCTCACGCCAGTCGGTCGGTTTTTCGTAGACAGCTGGATGTGGAACGACGTTTTCGTACTCTGCTTTAATCTTCGCTATATCCAATACCACTTCGCCTATCAAGCTCCTTTCTTAACATACTTTCAAATGTCCTATCTACCTCCTGCTGAGATAGAGGACTTGGCGTGTAATGATTAGCTATTTTTGCTAACATATAAGCTGCTTCCTCATCAACACCACGGATCAATAACCCGCCAATCAAACTAGCTAGATTATTGTTTCTTCCACCTTCATCACCCAAACCGAAAACAATTTGTTCAAATAGCTTAGCTGTTTTACTGCTGTATTCTGGGTTGTATTTAGTTATAAAATTGATTTTGCTTGGTTTCTTCTCTGCTTGTAAGATGTCCAACAGCTCCATCGGAGCCTCTGCCATCTCTTCGACAGACTGATCCCAGACATATTTTCCCTTGGGATTGTTGCTAGGTGCTACCAAGACATAATTGTTCGGGTGGGCTTTGATATCAATTCCTGGACGAACCTTAATATCTTGACTAATTTGAACACCTTTAGGTTTCTTGAGAAATATATGCCTGCCACCACTCGGCGTTGTCGCCTGTAGAGTGGCAGGGATATATTGTTTCAATTCCCATTCTTCAAAACTGGAATAGCCATCCACATCATCTCGAACATCAATATCAATAACAAAGAAATCCGTTGTTTTTACAGCTATGTTGGCATCTGGGTTATCACGCCACAGACGCTTGATTTCTAATTCTGAAAAAGTCTTATCCTTGTACGCTGTTATGGCCCGTTTGCTCTTCTTATCAATCGGAATGACAGAAAAACCAAGGCGAGCATAGTGCAAGGCGTATTCTACCATTCCTGCCATAGTCTTAGAATGGCAAATCTAAGTCATCCACAACAGGCTGACTAGCTTGGACAGCAACTGGTGGCAATTCTGATTGCTCGTATTTCTTGATATTCAGGTTGTCATAGGTCTTACCGTTGTATTCAGACTGCTCATTCTTAACCGTGACTTTCAAGTTCTTACCCTTGATAAGGTTCAAAAACTGCTCCACAGTCTGAATTTCAATGTTTTCAGGCAATTTTACCGCCTTAGCATAACGCTGAAGAGCAAATTCAGGGTATTGCAAGGTTTCTTTGTTGATCCAAATCTTGTCAAAGATAAGATTGTTGCGGAACTTCTGCTGGAAGTCCTCACGGATTTTCAAGCGAATATCCAAGAAGTCGGTGCCACCTTTACTTGCAGATTGCTCCACATGTGAAATAAATACTTCGTAAGTTCCGTCTTCGATAGATGAAAATTGTTCTGCTGCTTCATAATTTACTGTAAAAAGTCCCATTCTTAATTCCTCCAAAGGTTTAATTCTTTTTGTTTGTGCCACAGCCAGCCTGGGGCGTAACCGTGGATAATTCTAAATGCTTTTAATTCTGCGAGAGACTCACATCTCTCGTATTTCTTACCATATCGTTTGACACGCTTGTAGACCAAAGCCTCTTCCCGTGTCACTTCTATCATCTCACCGCGGATAGAGACAAACTCCATCCCCTGGTTGATTAAAGTTAACGTTTCATTTGTTGCCTCCTGTTCAATATCCTTGATAATTTTCAATGGTTCATCACAGTAAGGACATTTTCCATCGACAATCTTATCCCTATAAAATGTCGCAAAGCAATTCTCGCAAGTCTTAGGCGCCTCTTCCTTCTCTTTACTGGATGATTTTGTTTTATCAACGCCTTCCAAGGTCCAGTAGCGGTCATCGTTTGGCAGACCGTGCCGAATGTGATTTCCGACATGATCTATCAGTATGGCACGTTTGCCATCTCTGGGATTCAAGGCGCGCATTGCAAACTGCAAATACAAACTTAACGATGCCGTCGGTCGTAGCATGATGCAGACGTCAACACCTGGCAAGTCAATCCCTTCAGTAAATAAATTGACGTTCACCATGATAGTCACTTCTCCGTCACGAAAGGCACGCATTGCCCGCTCTCGTTCGACTTTCGGAGTTTTTCCAGACACTACGGCTGATTGGTACCCTGCTTCAAAAAATCGCTTAGAAACCCTCTCAGCGTATTCTACGCTATGGCAATATACGATAGCTTGTTTTCCCTTTGCCAAACGTTCGTAATGGCTCAAGTAATCGCCGTGCTGTTGCTTGAAATCAAAACTATCATCAATCGACTGGTTCGTGTACTCGCCCTGCCGTTTCCTTAGCTTTGCCTGATCAAGCAGATTGATAGAATAATAGTCAAACTCTGAAATATTGCCATGTTCCTGCAACCACAGGATAGATTTACCGACAACCAAATCATCCGCCATATCGTCAAAACCAGAACCATCCAAGCGTATCGGAGTTCCTGTAAAAAACAACTGTACCGCCTGGTGATAATATTTTAAAATCTGTTGGTATTGACTAGCCTTGATATGATGCGCTTCATCCACCAAGATGAGTGTCGGCAAAGGTAATTTTCCTAACTTCCTGACAATACTACCAACTGTACCGATATAGACCAATCCCATGTCGACACCAGCGCGGCTGAATGTCTCAAAAACTTGTTCGTTGATTTCCTTGCGATGACTGAAAAACAGTACCGTCTTTTGCTTATCTGTCGCATTCTTGGCGATGTGAGCCATACAAACTGTTTTTCCGGACCGTGGGGGTGACTGCACCATGATTTTACGGTGGCCTGCAAGCATGGATTTCTTGATATCCAAAATCAGTTCAACTTGGTAGTTCCGTAGTGAAAAGCTCATCTACTTTGCACCCCTTACGGTCATCCAGACGATTTTTTGCGTAGACACTTGCCGACGGTTGTAAAATAAAACCTCTCACTTCCTCGCCGTCTTCAGTGGTCTTTTTGACCAATCTAGCCACCACATCGGTCAAGCCTAAGAAGTTATTCAAAATCTTAGAACGAATATCAGGCATGGCCCTGTTGTAAATCATGCCATTTTCATCCGTCCACTGATCCGAAGTCTCCCAAGCTGTGAACACAATACGTTTTTTCAGCTGCAATAAGGCCCGCAAACTATCCAAAATAGTGAAATCTACCCGTTGGTAGTCCGCTTGAGAAGGCACCCTGTGGTTCTTGCCCTCGCGACCTAAATTCGCCAAGCAAGCCCGAAAGAGTTCTGATACATTGTCGACGACGATGGTGTCGAATGGTTCAGCCGCTCCTTTTAGTAATTCTTTGACAACATTCAACCATTCGTCCCAGATTTTATGCGAGTCTACTTCCGCAATAGAAATATTCTCGCACCCGTTTAGAACCTTGGATGACTTGTCAATATCAATCACCAAGGTCTTACCTGGGATGTATTTCAATGCCGAAGTCTTCCCAAACCCTGGGTTCCCATAGATGAGATAACAGGAATCATTTAACGTTATATCTGTCGCTTTTGTAATTTTCATTTCACTACCACACTGCGCCCTTCTGTCAGTTCAGCTCCGAAAACAACTTGACCATTCTTGATGGCTTTCTTGATTTCCGTTTTATTCGGTTCAACTTTCACTTTCAAAAATTCATCTGCTAATTTCGATGGGTCAAAAATAGTGACACTTTCCGTTTTTCGGAGTGATAATTTAAATAATCCAGTATCAACCTTCTGTTGATTAGTTAACATCATCGCTTCTTTTACACGTTCCTTAAAACGTTCCGCCCTTGCTTCAGCTTCTTTTTGTTTTTTGGCGAACGCGTCTTTTTCAGCCTTAAACCGTTCTGCATCGGCTTCGGCATTACGTTGCATTTTGATAAACCATTCGCAAGATTGCGCAAAATTTTCTTCAAAGTCAATACTTTCAAGCGTGTCATTAAACGTTTCATCGTCCAATTCCATAGCTTGAAGCTGGGCATAAATCCCTTCTAATTCGTACAAAAACGCCATATTACAAGTCCTCCATAAAATGATTTTCCAAAAATTTAACGTATGCAGCGATATACTCCAACTGGTCATGGTCGTAACCTTGCTTGTGGGTAATCAAGCAGGCAACATAGTGATCATGCATAGCCATAAAATCCTTGATGCCGATTGCTGCATCACTTTCCATTAGTTCAATTAAATCTTGTCTTGTCATAATCTAGCCAAATCATTCAGCAACATCCGTATCTCACGAGCGTTCAAGCGGATCTGGTTGCTATCAATCTCTCTACGATTTGCTTCTCGCAGGACTTCAATCTGCTCTTCCAGAATCTCTTTCTGATACTCACGGAATGCTTTTAACCATTCATCTTTCTCAAAAAAATCTGTATAGTCAATACCACCATTATCTAAACGAACTGCCCGACGATTTTTCACATCTTTAGAAATCGAAGCCTTGACAGTATTCTCTTTAATCTTCAATACCTCTGACACTTCCTTAGAAGATGCGTTCGGATGTTCGCGATAGTATTCCCTAATCCTTTCAATACTAGTCATAAGCCCTCCACTTTCCGATAACTCTCGGCTCTTCATCTGATATACAGAATGGACAAAATATCATTGGTTCTTCTGAGCGCGATTCCCATTGTTCAAGACAATCGTCACACACGTATTCTCTGTCGTAAATTGTCATACTAGCCCTGCCTGGATCTTCACGATTTTCAATTCCACAGCAAGTTCGTACGGTGACATAGCTTGATAAAACTGTCGTGTTTTACCTGTGAAATAGACAATCTGATCAATTTGATTTTCCCGTCCAATCCCATTACTAATGTGCATGTCTGCCCCACTTTCTAGCCGTTCGAGCTGGCGCATCATCTGCAAACTTGATTGGTTTCCAGTTTGCAAGAGACTGTTTAACACAGTTCTTCCAGGCTAAGCGATCAGCTTCAACTGCACGTTCACAAGCCAGGGCTGTCAGTTGTTCCCTAAGCAATTTAGCTTCACGTTTCTTGCGTTGCTTTTCCGCCTTCCGCTGTTCTACTACTGCTGCCGTCAAAATCGGCAGAGCGAAAATTCCTAATGTAAATATCGCTTCTGTCATATCAACTTCCAATTCACACGCATCCACTCAACCACCGCATCTCGTGGAAATCGTGGGTGCGACCCTTTCTTATCAATTCTTGGGAAATCCTTCAGATGTGACACCCTTTGGAATTCCGTCTCATTTGCAATACCCAACAACTTCTTGCACTGCTTGCTGTTGAGTAGCAAAGGCAGCGCAAGTTCTATGTTAAACACCTCAAACACTTCTACCAGTCTGACTTTTAGTTGACTGATAAATCGTGATATGAGGCTTTCAGCAATGTCATCCATCTTGTCAAACCTCGCTTTCGTGTGTTATAATCCAAGTATGTAATTTTAGTAAGCCACTGTTCCCGCAGTGGTTTTTTTGGTTTTCAAGCAACATCATCAGCCAAAAATTTATTGATAAAATACTGCTGACCTTTACCTGTAACTTTTACAGTTTTGCTAATTGAGATATGACCGTCAGCATGTGTGATAGTCGTCTCTTTGATTTCAAATAGACCTAGTTCCATAGACTTCTGCGTTGGCATATTCCAATCACTGCCCTTGCGCTTAATCAGATAGCCATTCTCACGCAACCACGCAAACAAGCGATTAGCACCGATTTTAAATCCGTTTTGGCTAATAAGCTTAGCTAGGTCTCCAACCAAGATAGATGAGTGACTAGCACTCACAGCGTCTGCAAATAGCACCTTGGGTTTATCCGCCTCAATCTGTGCTTCCAGCTGATGCACCTTCTTGTCAGCCAATAGCAGAGCTCGTGCCATAATCTTCTCTGGACTGTTGAAGTCCTTTTCTATTTGGATGAAGTACTGTCGTACCTGCTTGCCACGGTCAGACCGTTGAATCATAGCAATTTCCTTGGCCATGTCTAGCTTGATAATGTGGTCAACCGCTTGGCGACCTCCCGTACTTTTTCCCAAATTTGGGAGAAAGTCCTGACCTTCGACAAATCCATACTCGGTCATTCTTTCGAACCAAGTTGTATATCGTGAATTGACACCCAAAGCCTCATGCAACTGCCGACCAGACACCACAGGCTCTTGATTATCATTCACACTAACGTTGATAATTTCGTTCATAAAATTCCTTTCTGATTTGATATAATTAAAATAAAAACGATTGGAGAAATATTATGATATTTCAAGCAAAAATAAATTCTTCTGTTTCTAGACCTGTAACTATCGATGATATCTGTCCAAATTGTAAAAAACCAACCAATCCACATCTGGTGAACTCTTCTTATTTTCCTCTCGGCGAAGAAAAAACAAGTTTGGTCTTAACATTTAGATGCTTAGGTTGTAAGCACTTCTGGACAGAAGAATTTATAGCAACAAGGCATCGGATTAATTCCTACACCGATAAATACGAAATCGAACATCTTAAAGTTACTCCTAGCCTCCCAAGTGATATACCTATTTCTGACGATGTAGAATTAGTTTCCCCAATCGGTAAACAAATCTATGTTCAAGCCCTAAAAGCAGAACATGAACAACTCGACCACATCGCAGGAATCGGCTATCGAAAGGCACTTGAGTTTTTTGTTAAAGATTTCTCTATTGTCACAAATCCTGATGACGAAGATAAAATCATTAAAATGCCGTTAAAACAGGTTATCGAAAAATATATCAAGGATGATGACCTTAAAACATTTGCACTTGCATCTGCTTATATTGGCAACGACGAAGGTCATTACTATAGAAATAATCCTGATAAAGATTTTTCTCATCTCAAAAATTACCTTCACGGAGTTATTCACTACATGGAAATGAAACTCAATTTTCTTGATGCTCAAGAACTTGTAAATCGCTCAAAGAAATCTTAGCGTCAAGTTCATCCACCTTCTCCGCAATATATGTCACAGTCCTCAGTATTTCATTGAGGGCTGTTCTTTCTAGTTCGTTCATCCCCTTCTCCTTTCTAGTTTGGTTGTGTTTTCACTTTTCGTGAAGTTGTTTTTGTAAATATATCGCTAATATCTTTATCAAGAATATCAGCGATTTTAAACATTTCAGTAAGTTTGAATTCAGACTGTTCTAATTCTTTTTGTCTATACGAAGCTTCGGAAATCCCTAATTTATTAGCCATATCAGCTTGAGATAACCCTGCTTTTTTACGCAAACCATACAGAATAATTTGCAATCCCCCTCACCCCTTTCTAAATTCATCTAGGCTGACATCTAAAGCGTCAGCAATCTTTTCCATTTTTTCAAAGCCGATATCATGATACTTGGCATTGTAGATACTCGTCTTTGGAATACCTGCCATTTTTGCCAAGTCAACGACTGTCAGACCTCGTTCTACCAATATTTTTTGTAGTTTTTCCCACATAATACCCTCCTTGTAAAGTACTAGATATAGTAATGTAAAATATTTGTAATACTATATCTGGTAATTCGTGCTATAATATTCTCATGAATAACCCAACATCTTTTATTCATAAAATCTTGATAGGAAGGAGAAGAATATGGCGAAAAACCAACACGTCGTTCCGAATAAAAACGGTGGCTGGGATGTCAAAGGTGCTGGCAATAGTCGTGCAACCAAACACGTAGCCACACAAGCAGAAGCTACAAAGATTGCCCGTGACATCGCTAAGAACCAAGGTTCAGAACTATTTATCCATCGTCCAAATGGACAAATACGTGAACGCAATTCATATGGTAACGACCCATACCCACCAAAAGGTTAATCATATTTTGGCGTCAGTCGAACTACATAGCCTTCAGCAGGAATTGCTTCCGTTAAAGTGATTTCTGCTATTTTTTTACCTTCTTCCGTCTCTACGACCAATGAGGTATATTTTTCGGCATTCAGGATTTCATTCACCTTTCCCACCCCTTCCTAATTTTGTATAATGTTTGTAAAATGATTGGAGAAAATAATGAATAACTTAACTCTTGTAATCCCATTAATCGCATCTGGAATCTCCGCTGTCGTCTCAATTACTTCCATCTTTGTATCTAACTGGTTGGGTAGGAAAACTCAGTTAAAACAAGCTAAGTATGAGCATAAGAAAGAAATTTATCTCTCGTTATATGTTCCACTGTTAAAATGGTTTCACGCATCTAACTTTATGGAAAAAAGCTATTATTGGCAAGTTGCATTCCCTGCATATACTCAAGGCAGTAGAGATCTTTTGTCAGATTTATTGATGGAAAATTTCGAGAAATTACCAGTACAAGTTGCTATGTGCTATTCTGACTATACACAAAATTCAGTAACAGCTACAAGGATGTACGTTGGCGAAGAATACGATTATGATTACGAACGTTTTGCCCAAAGAGCTTCGGAACTCTACGAGTACATCATAAGAGAGCTATTGCAAGAAGGAACCAAGTTATCAAAAGAACTAAACTTGCCAGACATATCATCAGCCACTTTAAAAGTATTTGACGAGGATATGAAAAACTATAATGGTCCCAAATACCTATCACTAGAAACGCATAACAAACCCCTGAAAGTTCAAATAGGACCAATGCCAGTAGAAAATTGGTAAGACTCACATTTCGTCCCTCCTTTCCGCCCTTATGGGCTTTTTATTCGGTCATTTCCCTGACCTTGATTATATTATACTTCACTTTTCGTGAAGTGTCAACAGTTTTTTTGCGAAAAACACAAAAAACTTTTCTTTTCGTGAAACTATGTGATATAATCATCTTATAAAAAAAGAAAGAGGCTAACACAATGAATGAAAAAGAGTTAGCAAGATATATTGGTCAACGCATCAAAGAGTACCGAACACAAATCAACCTCACTCAAAAAGAACTTGCTGAAAAATTAGGGATGGGACATACAACGGTGGCAAACTATGAAAAGGGGTTTCGCTCACCTAAGAAAGATACGTTGTTCGATTTAGCCGATGTTTTTGGTGTTTCTATTGATGATTTATTCCCTGAGCGTCACCCCACCCCCACCACAGCCCCTAACAGCCTCGTAGAGCAGATTTCGGACAAGGTGGTGCAATTAACCGAACCTAACCAGAAAAACGTGCTACGCTACTCTAGCGAGCTTCTAGATAAACAAAATACAGTAACAGACAGTAAGAATACAGTAAACGAACTGCAAGCCACCTACCACACCTACAACTATTACGACCAACCCGCTTCCGCTGGCACAGGTCAGTATCTGAATGATGTAAAAGTTGAGACTATCGAATTACCTATTGAAGTGGACGCCGACTTCGTTGTCCCCATCTACGGAGACTCCATGGAACCAGAATACCACTCAGGCGATTATATATTCGTCAAACTATCAGTAGATCTATCTGACGGCGACATCGGAGTATTTGCCTATAACGGCGACGCCTACATCAAACAACTCCGCATCACAGACCAAGGCGCCTACCTCCACAGCCTGAACCCAGACTATGACAACATCCCAATCACAGCAGACACCGACTTCCGAACTATTGGAGAAGTCGTGGAGGTGTATAGGGATAGGTAGGGAGGAGATTTTTATGAAAGAAAATCCATACTTTGAGAATGCCAAACAAAATTACATCAAAGTAGAAAAATTATACAAACTTGGCAAGGCAAAACACACCTCCACCAAATACCGCTTCCTAGCCCCTGCTGTCAAAAGACAATCAGAGCAGTATCTTTACGAGGCAGAAAATCCCAAAAGGAAATATTGGAAGTTTAATCGTGGTTCACTAGTCTTTGTTGAATTTGGAGTAAACGTTGGTGGAGAGTTATCAAACAATCATTGGGCTATAGTACTTGATAAAACAGATTCACCGTACAAAAAGACATTGACAGTCATCCCAATCACTTCCAAAGAAAATGACAACACTGTTCCATTACAAGAAATAATTGGTCAACAATCATTTAAGTACATAGACAAAGAATTTGCTAAACTAGAACAGAAGATAACTGAGAAAAACACTTCAAGTGAAGAGTTCCAAATCACTATTTCAAATCTAAAAGAAGTCATCGACTACTATGGTAAATACCTCAAGCAATCATTCGCAAAATGCGACAGCCTACAAACCATTAGCAAAGATAGGATACTCAAAAAGAACCCCTTAGACCCTGTAGGAAAGATAAAAGTATCACCAGAAACTCTTGACGCCATCAATGCAAAAGTTAAAGAATTGTATTTCTAACCAAAATACTTTACAAAAATCAAAAAAAAGTATAAAATATGACTGTATTAGAGGTAAAGCCTCATAAAGTTTACATTCGGGATTTAGTCCCATACCGTACGGCAGTCATGTTTTTCATGGCTGCTTTTTTTGCTATTTTACAAAAAAACAAAAAAATCCCCACACTCTCCGCACCATCGGCGAAGTCGTGGAGGTGTATAGGGAGAGGTAAATTCAACACCAGAAATAAATATCCTTGACTATTTCACTCATTTTGGTATAATGAGGTTAGTCAAAAGCCTTGTTCGTCAAGGATACGATATTTATTTATAAAGCCTTGTTCGTCAAGGACAAACAGTCTGGTGTACTTTTCTAAGTGCACCTTATTTTTTTATCAAGGAGTTACCATGGCATTCCAACAAGGAGAAGTCTACCTTGTCAATTTCACACAAAAAGGCGGAAATGAATTTTACGGCAAGCACTACGCTATCATTCTGACATCGCCAGATAAAACAGACGGCACACTCTTGGTTGTACCATTAACAGGCAAAAAAGCAGGTAAAAAATACCGTGGTGGTATCACGCTGGATAATACTAAGTACCAAGACACACCATCAAAACCCAAAGCCTACGCCTATGTCCGAAAAATACAAGAAATTGACAAACGCAAAATCATCTACAAGACCAAAAAGCAAGTAGACTCCTCTGGAGTTCCCCTCACTGACAAATCAGGAAAGGCACTATTCCAGAAAATCTACAAACCAGCCTACCAACTCGACCAGACAGATTTGGACAAGTTAAAAGCAAAAATCAAAGAAGTCTTGCAATTAGATATCGAATAACAAAAAAATCCCCACACTCTCCGCCGACCAAAGCTTGAGTGTAGGGTAATTCCGTATAGTAAAAACCTGCTTTGCAGTAGGTCTCTTTACTATACCCATTTTATCAGATTTGAAAGGGGAAATCAATGGCATACTTTAGAAAAAGAGATAACGGTTGGGAATACCGTATCTCTTATAAAGCCCCTGATGGCTCATACAAGCAAAAATCAAAGTCAGGGTACAGAACCAAGACAGAGGCTGTTCAAGCCGCCTCACAGGCAGAAATCGAGCTGTCCAATGGCGTTGCGGAAGATAAGAACATTACCCTTGCGGAATACTTTGAAAAGTGGATGCTTATCCACAAGAAGCCTCATGTCGGACCAGAAACGTTTGGCAAGTATGAATACACCCTTAAGCTAATTACTAGATACTTCCATGAAACGAAACTCTCGAGAATAAACGCTACTTCCTATCAAAATATTATAAACGAATTAGCGAAACGTTATGTGAAAGATAGTGTCAAAAGGTTCAACTCGCATATAAGGGCAGCGATTAAAGTCGCTCTCCACCAAGGAATTTTAAAAAAAGATTTTACCGAAATTGTCAAGATTTTCTCCGATGTCGAATCCAAGAAAGAGGAGGATAAGTACCTGGAACTTGATGAATACGAACAATTAATCACAGATTATCGAAAGACAATCAAGTACCAGTCCCACTTCTTCCTGTACACTATCGGAAAAACTGGACTTCGTTTCTCGGAAGCAGCGGGCATTACAGAGCCTATCGTTGACCGCGAAAATATGTGTTTACGAATCCGCAGGACTTACAAGGTTTACGGAAAGAAGAAAGGTTGGGGACCTACTAAGAATCCGCAATCAGAACGAGATGTGCCATTTGACAGTGAGTGGCTGAAAGCATACGACGAGTACATGAAAGTTGGATATATAGACAATCCAGATAAAAGATTGTTTACCAAATTGACGGGGACTGGCGAAAATAAAATTTTAAAGAAAAAGACACGTCAAACATTTAATGTACACGGCTTACGTCATACCTACGTTAGCTGGCTAATCTATCATGACGTGGACGTTGTGACCATTGCCAAGTTAGTAGGACACAAGGATGCGACCGAAACATTGAAAACATATTCGCACTTATTCAAGGCAAAACAAGAAGAATCATTCGCCAAAGTCAGAAATTTAATGGAAAAATTTGGGGCGGATTTGGGGCAATAAAGTTAAAAACCCTTGTGTATCAAGGGTTTTTGTTGTATTTTCATCTCCCCTGCAGGAATCGAACCTGCAACTAATTCTTAGGAGGAATTTGTTATATCCATTTAACTAAGGGAAGTCTGCTTCTCTATTGTACACTAGAAGAGAGCAGATTGCAAGAGCAAGGTTATATAAGTTTTTTTCAAATTTTTACAAAAAGCAGAACCTACTCTAAGATGAAACACAATTGTTTTTATGTATTTCTCTCATGATAATCTCCAAAAGAAGTAATTCTAGAATGTACTTCGAAAGTTTGTCGTTTTTATGCTTGTTTCCTATTCCCCTTCCTTACGTCTCATTGAGACAGCCATTCCGAGTGAAACTAAGCCACCCAAGCTAATAAGAAGGGAGCCTAGGGCTTCTTGACCGGTATTTGGAAGTGTTTGATTTCCTGATGCTTTTTCAGTTTTCTTATTTGAAATAGGGGCCATACTTCCAGATGGTGCCGGTTGCTCGTTTGCTTTCTGATTTGCTACACTATCGCCACCGTCGTTTGCTTTTTCAGGTGTTTTCGTATCGGTAGTTGTCCCAGCAGCATCTCCTTTTTCTTCTGCTTTTGCTTCTTCTACGTACTCCTCTACAAATGCTTTTCTGCCTGTAATAGTTGCACTAATGGTTTGACCTGCTTTTTCTAGATCAGTCAAATACTCAACAAATACTTCTGTATCTGGATTGATAGCGCCAATCAGTTTAGCTTCTTTGAAAATCGAGAAGCCATCCCCACCGCCAAATAGGAAGTCATTGATGACAAGTGTATAGGTTTCTGTCGGAACAATCTCTGTTCCATCTTCTTTGAAGGCTTTAACAACCTTGTATGGATTTTCTTCCGTTGGATTATCTGCTTTCGTGTAGATATATTTAATTCCAGACATTTGAAGGAAATATTTTTCGCCTTCATCGTATTGTTGATTTAAGGCTGTATAAATCTGCTCACCTGTCATTTGAACGACTTGTAGGATATTCCCAAATGGTTGAACAGCTTGTGCTGCTCCCCAAGTAACTGTTCCATCCTCTTGGACCTTCAAATCTGCCCGAATCCCGCCATTGTTGGTCATTGCAAAGTCAACATCATAACCTGATTTCTTAGCAATAGCTAATTGAGCCGATGTTACTAAATTGCCCACAGCACTTTCTTTAAATTCATTTACCTCGCGAGAAATATCTGTCGCTTGACTAGCCGTACCAATTTTTTGCTCTGTTACTTTTTTAACAATGGTATTTGCTTCGTCTACAATCGCCTGAATTTCTGGACTTGGTGTTTTCTGCCCTGGTGCCACTGCAATAATTTTCGCAGTCGGAACATCTTTAAAGTCGGCAATATCTGTATCATAAACAGCCCTAACATCTGCATAAGCCTTGCCTTGTGAGGTAGCTTGTACAATCAAGGTTTTGCCTGTTGTACCGTTTGTATAGACATGGTTGTGACCGGCAAACACAAGGTCAACTGAGTGTTCAGGATAGATTTCATTTAGCTTAGCAATCATATCTGCAGCTTCACCAGCAGCCACACCATCCTTGCTTGTAGCTGGGACGTGAGCCAGTACAACTATCGCATTTACACCCTTTTCAGCTAACTCACGCGCATATTTTGCAATCGTCTCTGCCTCATTCAAAAAAGTGTACTGCTCATAGTTTTTCTTCAAAACAAGATTAGGAATTTCTGTCGTAACTACACCAATGAAGCCAATATTTGCTTCTTTATCATTTACAGGAATAGTCTTAATAGCATACGGTTTCCAGCCATACGGAATTTCACCCGTCTCTTTGTCAATAACGTTAGCGATAACAATCTCCTGTTTGGCTGCTTCATGAGTATAATTATCTACAATCTCATTAAACTGACCTTCTTTTGGAGCCTCACCAGTCATGATACGGTTATACTCATCAAGTCCCTCATCAAATTCATGGTTCCCCAAAGTACCGTATTCAACATCCATTTTGTTAAAGACTTTTACAGTTGGTTCATCTTGTAAAAGTCCAGAATTCGATGGACTTGCACCAACCATATCTCCGGCTTGAACACGGATAGACTCTGCAGGTGTTTCTGTTTCTGCTGCTGTTTCTTCAAATTCTGCTTGCGAATCATCCATGTAAGCATCAAGTAAGGCGGCAGTTCCTGCATTCCGAACTGTTTCCCCTTCCAATCGCGCTGTCCCTGTCGTATCAAGCGCACCATGGAAATCATTAACTCCCATAATTTGGACAGCTAATTCATCTGCTAAAACAGCCTGTGTTGTAATGACACTAAAACCAGCTACAAGAGCTAGTACACTGCTTTTCAACCGAATATTCTTTTTCAT